TGCATCTACTTTTGAAATGCAAGGAGATGTTACTGCTCCTAGTTTCTCTTTTGATGGCAAATCGGGTGATAGTACTAAAGTTTTTAATACTACTATATCAGATGGATTTGTATCTAATAAAAACATTCTTACTACTCCTCAATTGTCAGATGAAATTATTATAAGAAAAACACAGCTTGCTCCTGGGGAAGATATTCAACAACCTTTAGGACTATATAGAGTAAGTAAATTAAATTTCTTAAACTCGTTACCTAAAATACCTACTGCAAGCATTATGCCATTCGGCGGCATAATAGAACCAAATGGATGGTTAATATGTGACGGAAGAATTGTTCTACAGACACAGTTTCCACTACTTTTTGATGCAGTACGTTATTCTTTTTTAGATGCAGAATCATTAAACGATGCAGGTTTTGATCCTGATAGTTTCTTTGCATTGCCCGATATGAGAGGAAGATTTCCATTAGGTCTAGACAATATGGGAGACACTCAACCAACCGCCGCAGGGCGAGTAACAAGTACCGGTGCAACAGAATTAGGAAACAGTTTAGGTAGCGAAAATACAACAATTGATGTTAATAATTTGCCTGAACACGAACACGATATGAGAGGCGATAGCGGCGCACAATATTATGCTATTAGAGATAATAGTGGTGCAACTGAAGATGCCGAAGCAATTACATATGATGCACCTACAGGAGCACAAGCAGGACAAGCATATCCAGCCAGCGGCGGGGTTAAAACAACTGAAACCTTAGGCACACCGCTAGATATTATGAATCCATACTTAGCATTAAATTATATTATATATACCGGAACATAAAATGAGTTATAAGTTAAACAAAACCGACGGAACATTACTAACAGATCTAATAGATGGACAGATTGATAGTCAATCAACTGATTTAATTCTTGTAGGGAGGAATTATACCGGTTTTGGTGAATTTATAAATGAAAACTTTATAAAAATGCTTGAAAACTTTGCTAATACAGCAGCGCCTACTCGTCCTTTAGAAGGACAGTTATGGTGGGATGTAACAACGGGAAGACTTCAAGTATGGGACGGCGCACAATGGAAAGCCAGCGGCGGACCATTTGTTAGTAAAACTCGTCCTCAAATGAATGCAGGCGATCTTTGGATTGATACAGTTAATCAACAACTTTATTTCTATGATGGAAATAGTTCTAATACTTTAACACTTGCAGGCCCTGGATATAATAAATTTCAGGGCTCAACTGGGTTTGAAGTTGAAAGTATCTTAGACGTACAGAGCAGACCGAGACCCGTTGCAAAATTGTTTATTGCAGGAGAATTTGTAGGTATCTTTAGTAATTTAACATTTACTCCAAGACCTGCAGAAATAACTACAAAGGGGTTAACAAGCTTAGTTACAGCTGATAACCCAAGTGGTATAATCAAAGAAGGATTTAATCCTGCCGATATTAGTAATTTTAAATGGCACGGCGTTGCTATCTCATCAGAGGCACTAGTTAATGATGCAGGCGAGATTGTTAGAGCTAGCCAATTCCTGCCAAGTGATGCTCCTGGCGAAACATCAGGATCATTAACTATTACTAATAATGGTGGTATTACAATCGGTAGTGATTCAAACAATGTGCAAAAAGTTTTAAGTCCTACATTGTTTGTTAATGAAAATCAGCTTACTGACCAAGATTATTCCATTCGTGTTAGAAGTAGTGCATTTGGCACAATTTCTACTGATGCAATATATATCAAAGCAGACACTGCACATGTAGGTATTTTTAAAGAAAATCCTGAATTTACTCTCGATGTTGCTGGAGACGTTAATATTGACGGTAATTTATTTGTGCAAGGAGATACTACACAAATAAATGTTAGTAACCTAGAAGTAGAAGATAAAACTATAGAGCTTGCTAAGTCAGATGACAGTACAATAGGCGACGACGAAGCAATTGATCTAGGCGGTATAATTCTTACATCGTCTGACACAAATAAAACACTTCTATGGTCAAGAACAACGAATAGTTGGACATCAAATGTAAATTTAGATTTATCTAGTGGCAGATCTTATAAGATAAATGGAATTAGCAAGCTTTCAGATAATAGATTAGAAAATACAGTATTATTTGCAGAAGGCTTAAGGCGTTTAGGAACTTTAGAATATTTAAATATAGATAATATTAACATTAATAATAGTACCATTACTGCATCATCACCTTTAGCAATTAATTCTTCAAATACTATTACAATTAATAATCAAAAAATTACAGGAGTAGCAAATCCAACAACAACTACAGATGTTGCTAACAAAAACTATGTAGATACTCAAATTGATAGCGAAAGAGTAATTATTACATTGGATATTACAGGCCTAACTGATAACCAAATTGGATTTATTCTCGAAGCAGTATATCCTGCAAGTGAAAAAGAATCAGGAACAACAGGATATGTAATTGCACAAGATGCTAATGCATCAGTTGTTAGTAACGTGGATGTTGATGCAGTTAAGAACATTACATACACAGCGGTCGATAGTAACGGCACACAAAACGAATCTGTTATGCAGGATATTGCTTTCTTCCCTGCAAGCGGCAACTTAACAAGACAAGTTACTACTGGCTTAAAACGCTACGCAGTAGAAAATAATAATTGGGTATTCAAATCAGATGTAATTACAGACTTTACATCTGATCCGAACTGGCCATAAGAAATAAAAATGCATAAATAATTAAAGTAACAAGGGTTGAACATAAATGGCTTACACACTGAACAAATATAACGCCGAAATACTAGCAGTAGTTGAGGACGGCACAGTTGATAACACAACTGATTTAAAATTTATAGGTAAAAATTATGCCGGTTACGGCGAAATACAGAACGAGAACTTCTTGTTCTTGTTAGAAAACTTTGCAGGTGCAAATCCTCCACCGAGAGCAATTAATGGCCAAGTATGGTTTGATAACTCTAGTAGTAAATTAAAATTTTATGACGGAAATAAGTGGCGTTCAACAGGCGGCTCAGAAGTAGCATCCGCATCACCTACAGGATTAACAGAAGGTGATTTTTGGTGGGATACTTTAAATGAACAATTGTATGTATATAACGGTAGTACCTTTATTTTAATTGGCCCACAAAATGCAGGCGACGGTGTTACTGCAATGATAAGTGATGTTGTACAAGATTCAGTTGGCAATGACAGATCTATTATTAAAGGTATTGTTGCAGACGAAGTAATTTATGTTCTAAGCGCAACTAATTTCGAATTAAGTAACGCTGACCGAACTGAGCTACCAGGATTTACTTTAATTAAAGCAGGTTTTACTCTAAGAGGAACTGACATCGACGGTGTTACACAGCCGTCACTTACACCAGATTATGTACATTGGGGTACAGCAAGTAATGCACTAAGACTCGGCGGCACATTAGCCGAAGATTATGTTTTAGCATCTGCGCCATCTTTTACAGGAATTGCAAATTTTACTGATCCAGGAATTACTATTGGTAATGCTAACGATTTAAAAATCTATGTTGATAGACAAGCTGGATCTAGTACAGAAGATCACGGTGTTATTGAAAACGATGTAGGTAGTAATAGTAGTATTAGCTTTAAAGCAACTAATGGGTTAGGAAGCTCGGTACATTCATTAACTATAAATGCAGTCGGAATGAATCCTGCTACTGACGGAACATTTAATATTGGATCTACAAGTCTAAAATGGGCAAATGTATGGGCAAATAATTTTAAAGGTAAAGCAGATCAATCATTAACATTGCGTGTCACAGGTACCGGCGCAGAATACTTTGCTGTAGGTAGAGAAGATAGAACTGCAAATACAGTTGCAGTCAGAACAGATGACGGAAACCTTTTAGCTAACTTATTTGAAGGTACTGCCACATCTGCAAGATACGCCGACTTAGCAGAAATATATACTACTGATGAAGAATATGCAGTAGGTACAGTAATGGCTGTAGGCGGCGATGCCGAAGCAAGATCTGCTAAAACAAGTGATATTGTAATTGGAGTTATATCAGCAGAACCTGCTTACTTAATGAATTCAGCTGCTGAAGGACAAGCAATAGGTCTAAAAGGTCGTGTGCCAGTTAGAATTACAGGACCTGTTTCAAAAGGTCAAGCAGTATATGCATGGCAAGACGGCGTTGCATCAACTATAGCTTCTAATGGTCTAGTTGGAATAGCGTTAGAAACAAATAACGACGACGGCGAAAAGCTAGTTGAATGTGTATTAAAAGTATAAAAGGATAGCTCATGGCCGAAAATGACATAATCACGGCAGCACGATATAATTTACTACAAGCAAGAATGGCAACAATTATGGGAAATCCGTCAGACGGCGAAGGTTACGGTCAGCAATTAGAAAGTGATACTGTTGCTACATCTAGCTTAGTACGTGCCGATGATATTAATGGGTTATATACTGATATGATTCGTGCAAGAAAGCATCAAACAGGAAATATTCCAAACTCAATTAGTACAGTTCTTGCTAATGATGAATTATTTCTAATTAATGATGATGATTCTGCACCTTATGATACAACTAGTTTTACTGCATTTGAGCAAGCAATGCAAGATATCGAAGCTGATAAATTTTTATTAGCTTTGCCTCAAGCAACAGTAACTTCTTTAGCATCAGCATCAAGGGGATCAGGCTGGAACGGAACAATATATTTAGAGTTTAGCTTAAACTTTCCTGGATACACTACTGAGAACGGAACTGTTGTCACAGCTGACGATCATAGACGTGCGTTCTTTAATGCTGGTGGACAGGTTTATATTGCTCCAAACTTAACAGGCGGCAGCGGAAGAAAAACAAGAGACTGGCAGGACTTATTATCTAAAATTGCACAAGTAAGATTTGTGCACGATTCTACACAAGCAGATGCAGGTACAGGATCGTCTATTGGAAATTATGATCTAACAACTACTTACAAGCAATTATTTATTAAACAAGCAGAGCTGTATCCAGTATATAATGAAAATAATTTTAAACTTTATGCTAAAAGATTATCAACTAATGAAATACAATTTAAAGTAGAGTTTAATGACGACGACACTGGTGATAGAACAGGTCTTGGCCCAGCAGTAGATGAAGCAGTAACAGGAACTACTACTGTTACAGTACAAGTTTTAAGACCTAGCGGATCATCAGTTAATGTTCCGGCACCTTCATATATAGAAAGATCAGCTTTTAACTAATTTTTACTTGACATTACAGCATTTTTTGCTATAATAAATAATATAAGATTTTTCGGAGAATAAGGTGGCAACAACTACACCAATTACGCATACACGATTTGTTAATTTACAATCTCGTATCAATACCATTTACGGTGCTCCATCAAGTGCAACATCTACTTCAGGTTATGGACAGACAGTCAGGTCAAGACCTGTTGATAATTATGATGCTATAGATAAATTATTTAGTGCAACTACTAACGTAGATTATACAACAAATAGAATTACTATATCAGGACATAATATTATCCAAGGAAACTTAGTAAGTTATGACCCTAACGGCAATGATCCAGTAATAGAAAATCTAATAGAAGATGCCCATTATTATGTAAAAGTAATTAACTCAAACACTTTAGAATTGTATTATGAGTATGATGAGGATACTAATACATTTACTCGTATTGTTGATTTAATTTCAGGTTCATCTGGAACACATATATTAGAATATTATGATGCTGATAAAGTTGAATCGCTTGATTATTTTAATTTATATCTAGATATTGCAAGTGCAAGAATACATCAAATAGGTTCCGGATTTACTGTAGGAAATAATGCAATTCTAGAAAAGGGTGACGTTGTTGAACTAAGTTATTTGTCTTTCTTAGAAAGCCTAATGACTGATGTTGAAGCAGATAAATTTCTAATTGCTGACCCAGGTCAAGTGTCTTTAGAATCTCTCAGAGACGGTAGTAATACTAGTATTGATTCTGTAAGAACAAGCTCTTGGAACGGTACTCGCCGTCACGAATTTACTTTAAACTTTACAAGTACTGCACAGGCTCGCGGATTTTGGAATGCTGCTGGAGAATTAAGATTTCTCCCTAGCTTAACAGGTGGTAGCGGATTAAAAACAAGCGATTGGCGCAACATTATTAATGAACCTAATGGCGTAGGCAGCTTAACTTTTTCTCGAACAGGACTGACAAAAACAGGGCCTCGAGGATCTATTACTTCTAGTATTAATCCTAGGACACTTACTGCAAGCTATCAAGTAGTAATGCAAGCCAATGGCGCCAGTTATACAAATAACAGATATAGACTGTATGCAAGAAGAAATACTAATACGCAATATCAATTTAGATTAGAATTCTCAGACCTTGATAGTCCGGGCGGCTTTGGCATTGACGAAAATGTTAATGGTACATTATCTAGTGTAATTCAAATTTATAGACCAACCGGTACAGTTTCCATCGGCGGCACAAATTATACTACGGTATCATTTACTGCCACAGGTCAAAACACAAGTACTTTATAAAAAAGTATTGACTTTCTCTCATCTTTAATATATACTATAATTAAAATTACAAAAGGAGAAGTTATGGACGAACGTCTTGAAAAAGCATTAGAATTTAGTAACTATATGGTCACTTTTAACAATAAAAAAAGATTACTTAAAGAAAAGTTTAATTCAGATCTTTTATACTACGTTAGAGGATCTCAATTTACTATTACAAAAGAGCTTATAACTTTTGTAGGGTTCCTTGTAGATAAAGGAAACACAACTGATATTGTTTTAACTGATGATAATGAATATCCGGTTCGTATATCTGATTTAAATGATTTTTATGATGAAATTATTGATAGATACTTTTCTGCTGCAAATGAATATTTAACAGAGTACGAACAACTTAAATTAAACAGATCAGTAGAGACAATAGTAGATTATGAGTAGTAAAGGTATAGTTGTTTTTGCAAACAACAATGAGAAGATAGACTATGTAAAACAGTGTGTAAATCTTGCAAAAAGAGCAAAAAGGCATTTAGATTTACCTGTATCTATTATTACAGATTGTGCAGACTATGTAAAAAGTGCATATGATAAAGATATTTTTGATAAGGTTATTTCTATTAGTCCTAACCTAGATGTAGATACTAGAAGATTTAAAGATGGTGCTCTAGCAGAACATAGAAGCCAGTTTAAAAATAATAACAGAGCTCGTGTTTATGATTTAACTCCGTATGACGAAACATTAGTTTTAGATTCTGATATTATCATCTGTAATGATCATTTTAAATATGCATTTGAAAGCGATGAAGATTTTTTAATCTATGACAAATCTAATGATTTGTCTATATTTAGAGATCAAAATGAATTTAAGTATATTAGTGAAACTAGTGTAAAGTTTTATTGGGCTACGTGTGTATTTTTTAAAAAAACATTTAAGAATGAAATATTTTTTAGATTAGTAGATCACATAGAAAGTAACTTTTCTCATTATTGTAAAGTATATCAATTAAGAACAAATTATTTTAGAAATGATTTTGGGTTTAGTATTGCTATCCATATTATGAATGGTTTCCAGTCAGGCGACTTTGCACACGCTATGCCTGGCAAATTATACCATATTTTAGATAAAGACATTTTACAAAAAATGAACGAAGATTCTCTTGTATTTTTACTAGAAAAAGAGAATTATTTAGGTGAATATACACTAGCGGAGACAAAAGACTTAACAGTTCATGTTATGAATAAGTTTAGTTTAATGCGGGAATTAGACAAGGAGACAGCTCTTGACTAGAGGAATAGTTGTTGTTGCACAAAACAATAAGACTGAAAATTATGTAGAGCAGGCTTGCTTGTTAGCTATGAGTTTGTCTATTACTAATACTGATACACCTATCAGTATTATGACAGACGATGATGTACCAACTGAATATCAAAGTCTTTTTGATAAGATTATTCCGATACCTTGGTCAGATAGTGCAAAAACTAGTCAATGGAAAATAGAAAATAGATGGAAAGTTTATCATGTAACTCCATATGATGAAACTATTGTTATGGATACTGACATGTTAGTTTTACAAGACATATCCAACTGGTGGAAAGTTCTTGAAAATTATCCTTTATTTTTTACAACAAATGTTTATACATACAGAGGCGAACTTGTAGATAACAATTACTATAGAAAAACTTTTGTTTCTAACGACTTGCCTAACATATACACAGGTTTTTATTATTTTAAAAAGAATGACACATCTCTAAAGTTTTTTGAATGGTTAGAACTTATTATAAAAAATTGGGAACTATTTTACGGACAGCTTGCTACGAAAGATTATCCTAAATGGTGTAGCATAGATGTTAGTGCTGCAATTGCAATAAAAATTATGGGTATAGAAAATCATGTTACAAACTCTAAGATAAAATACCCTAGTTTTACACATATGAAACCTGCCACACAAAAATGGTTTCATGTTCCGGAAAAATGGACAAATAAAATAGAAACATATGTAAATAAAGATTGTGAAATTAAAATAGGTAACTATTACCAATCTGGTATTTTTCATTATACAGAAAACAATTTTATATCCGAATCAGTATTGTCAAAATTCAAGGTAAAAGCCAATGTCTGATAAAATGCAAAAATTGTTAGATCTTATTAATGACACACATTTAGACGAAAATCATTATATATATTTTGATAAAGAAACTGGCGAAATTCAACAAGTAGGAACAGCATCTGAAAATGAATATGAATTTATTATCGTTAGTTCTGATGAAGTAAAAGGAATTATGTCTGGTAAAGAAAAAATGTCCGATTACATTGTTTTTTATCATGCACTAAGAAATGATTATGTTTTTCAAGAAAAAGTAATACTAAAAAATAATGAAACTGAATATTCGACTTTCTACGAAATTCCTCAAAGGATTGTTTCTGTAGAATCAGATGTTACAGACGAAGATATCCTTATAATACAAAATCTAAAAGAGACTTGTTGGAAAATTAAAATGGGACATAGTGCAGTAGATAAATTATTATCAGGTCTCAATTATGATATATCTTTTAGCATAACAGCAAAGCATGATCCTAACATATTTTTTAGTAAATTAACTGTAGATTCTAAATCTTGTATAACAAAAGGCTTTGAAATATTACCTTTTCATTATTCCTTTGAAACAGACGGTGACGATATAAGTATTTTTACAGCTAAACTATTTGACAAATATATTTACGAGAAAGTTGTATAATGCAAAAATTTAGAGTAACAGATTGCGACATTATCTATCTATCATACGATGAACCTAATGCAGAAAAAAACTATGCAGACTTGCTTACTAAAGTTCCTTGGGCAAAGCGTGTGCATGGAGTAGAAGGTTCAGACGCAGCACACAAAGCTTGTGCAGAATTAAGCGACACAGATAGATTTATTACTATCGACGGTGATAATATAATTGAACAATCTTTTATACAGCAAGAACTTGATCTAAGCGAACATCAACAATTAGAAAATTGTGTAATCAGCTGGTGTGGCAAGAATATTATAAACGGATTATTATATGGCAATGGCGGTATCAAGTGTTGGCCTAAAGAATTTGTGCTCAACATGAAGACACACGAAAACGCAGATCCTGATAATCCTCATGCACAAGTTGATTTTTGTTGGGATGTACAATACATACAGCAAAATAGTTGGTTTAGTACAGTACATAATAACCATACACCGCATCAAGCATGGAGAGCAGGGTTCCGTGAAGGTTGTAAAATGGCACTAGACAGAGGTGTAAAGCCAGAATCTACTAAAGATTTTACTAACGGCCATTGGAAAAACTTGCATAGACTTTATATTTGGCTTATGATCGGATCAGATGTAAAGAATGGGTTATGGGCAATACATGGTGCAAGAGAAGGTTTGCGCAAAACTATGCTTACAGATTGGAATTATATTGACGTCAGAGATTTTACATATTTAAATAATATGTGGAACAATGAATATAATTATCTTAACGATGAAAATTTAATGGAACATACACAAGATATTGGCGAAGTACTATCGGATAAGTTAGGTGTTCCTATTGCAAAAACTCCACTAGACAGTATGCAAAGCAAATTCTTTAAAGAAGTTTATCAAAATCCTAGCAGAAAAGCCGGACAGCAGTTTGTTATTGATCCGGAATAGAGAGATAATATGAACGAATCTTCTACATTTTGTGCTATGCCATTTATTAGTACTATGTTAAACACTGATGGTAAAATGCGTTATTGCTGCATTGCCAGTGGTCCAACAGCCTTTGCACGTAATGCAGATGGATCTCCTATGATGGTTGGCAAA